CTCGATCCTATTCTGATTCCATTCTGAACAGGTCATTTCCCAGTGGGAAGCGTTATGTTCAGCAAGGAGAGATGCCAATAGTGTGACTTCGATCATTGGATGAACGCTGTATGTTAATTCTAACACATAACTATTTATAATGCAACCTCGTATATTTTGATACGGTTTACAGGGGTTTAATATTCTCTCTTGATTCTTTTAACATTTTGTGTGCGTGACTATTATATTTTGCTAATTTCTCTGCCCAGATCATATCATCTAAGGTAACTGTTCTTCCATTTACGATTTCAACGCAAATATCAATAAGTTTCATTCTTTGTTTTGCTGAAAGCATTTTGAAATCCTGTGGCTGAAAAAATTTGCGGAGTTTTTTTTCCCGATTATCTGAAAAAAGAGTTCGGTTTTCCCTCAGGAATACATTCTAACACTTTTTCTCTAGGAAACCAACCCAACTCACGCAAGGCAGTGGTGTCAGCACATGTGATGTCTCTTTCGCCTGGTGTACTATCTTTGACAGGTAGATTAACATAACCAAATGCTTCTGCTAATTCTTTAACAGTTGTAGTCTCACCTGTTCCAACATCAATATGTCCAGTATATGTACTAGACATTAGATAACAAATTGCCCTAGCAACATCTTTGACATGAATCCAATCTCTCTTATGATTGGTAATATATTTAACTGTATTGTCTTGCAGCATTCTGAATAGCATATCAGGTCTGCTATCTTCTCCATATACTGTCTGGAATCTCATCCCCACACTATTAGGTGGTGCTTGTAGTTCGTTAACCTTCTTGGTAATACCATAAGGATTTTGCCACCACTCTTCTACTTGTGCCGAACTAGCATAAAGCAATCTAGTATTGTATCTCTCACAATAATCAAAGATAGGTTTAGATTTTTCTACATTATTTTCCCAAAATTTATCTGGATTATCTACACTCTCTCTAATAGCAGCAAATGCTGCTAGATGTATGATGTAATCATAAGGTTTATCAAACATGCTAATTTCTGACTTGAAATCCCCAATGTCATCAGGAAAATCCATGCCATCAACTAGATATCCGTAACCTGCATCATGTCTAAGGTGATTGAAGACATAGTTGCCTATGAATCCCTTATGACCTGTAACTAATATTCTTGTCATCTAACACGATTTCCCCATTCAACATCAGGGTATGCTTCCTTGACGGTGTTATGGGTTATCCTGTATTTCTTCTTAAGATCTTTATCTTTAACTAAACAAACGACTTCTGCTTCATCTGGGTGTAGTGACTCCAACAACTCTATGAATAGAGACTCTCTTCTAGTTCTTTTAAGTCCATCGTTTCCACCCTTAACATAATTGTAAAGAGTTCTATACTGACTGGAAAGTTTGCTTTGTGCTTCTGGAGTTGGAGCATCATTAGGTGTGTAAGGAACTTCTCCATCTGGTACAGCACTTTCAATACTTTCGTCAAAATTCCAAACAAATAGTGATACCAATGCTGGTGATCTATAATCTTGAAGGATTTTTATCTTTTCCTTCTTTGTTTTGGCACTATGTACTGCTTGTAAAATTTCAGATTGTAATGGTTTTGGTGGTAATTTAGCCATAATAATTTCAAGGTTTACTAATCTTCGCCTAATCCCTCATGGTCATCCTCTTCGGTGATGGTTGGATCATATCTGAATGATATTAAATCACTCAAATTATAATTTCCATTCTCATCAAACATCTCAGGATGCATTGTAGGTTGAGCAGGTTCTCTATCATGATGATACATCATGTATTCTCTTAGCACCCATCCTAGCATAGAACCGACTAAAAGGGAACCTATTATAAGAAATGCAGCAACTGCAATAGATATTGCTAACATTTTTCTACCTCCTCTGGGATATCTTTTTTTATGTCCAGAGATAATTCTAAGTTAAAATGGAGTTCTCTCTTAAAGAGACGCAGCATATTACTGAAATTATACTGAAACGATTTTGGTTTAGGTGGTTTTTTGCCTCCCCCAAGCATAATTCCTACGCCTCTATTTAGCGGAATTTCAGATAGGTTTTTTTGCTCAGACAAGTTGGTTCTCCTTAAAGTATCTCACAGTTTCTTTGGCACCTCCTATAACTTTGTGGTTATGAGTTTGATCAACGACCTGTGGAAAGTATTTTGTATTGAATTGAGATTCAAATTCTTTTATTGTAAAATCTCTATCTAAAGTATAAATTACATGTTCTTGTTTTGCCAGAAGCATTAAGTCTTTAATTAGTTCACAATGCTTACAACCGTCCATTGAGTATACTATGAAGGACATTAAATTGCCACCCCTAAAATTATTATATAGCTTTCCATACTCCTCTGACAGACGGTGTAATGTGATCAAGATTTGCTGCTATACAAATTCTACTTCCTACATGATCACTAGGTACAAAATGATCTAGTGCTGCTGGAAATGCTATGACTAATCCGTTCTCCACAGGTCTACATGTTTCTCCTATACAAATAGGTGCAGAGTCCTCTTTAACATCAACATAATAAAGGACTGCCATAGTTGATGGGAAGTGATTATGATACTTAGTTCCTTCGTTAGGTCCGTATGTCATAGCCCACATATTAACACAATCAAATTGACCTTTGGTGTGCCAATACTGTGTGCTGATATTAAAAACAAACTTCTCAAAGAATGTTTGAATTTCAGCGAATCTTGGATCAGTTTGATGAATGTTCCAATTAGATCTCCAATTAGCACCTACATTATTATCCTTTGTGGTTTTCTCAAATTCTTTCTTATGATCTAAGATAGATTGTTTATGTTCAGCAAGATGCTCCGTCCAACTTGTCTCGAAGACAGGAAGTTTAGCATCTACCTTTGCGATTTCTACTTTGGTGGGCATACTTTATCAATGTTCATAGCGACTGCGATTCTCCTACCTGTAGTGGTAGGAACATGATGGACTACATTGCCTGGAAAAAGAACTAGTAATCCTGGTTCTATGTTTATCTGTTTGTCCTCAAGGAATATTGGAGCAACATCCTCTTCAACATCAACATAATAAACACAAGACCATGATGATGTAAAATGATCATGCGGTTCAGCATGTTCACCTTCTTCCATGACTACTGCCCATAAAGATACTACTTTAAAGTCAGCGTGTGTATGGAAAACATTGTCCATTATATAGTTTAGCACATGTAATACATAATCGGCAACTGGTTGAAACCTATCATCAGTCTCCAATGTATCCCACTTAGTCACCCAACACTTAACAGAATGACCTGCAGTTTCATGTGAGTCTATAATTTTTGGATCTTTATCTCTCTTCTCTAATATAATTTCTTTTAAATCTGTATTAAGGTTGGGGTCTCCCCCATACACTTCAAAGGTTGATACTCTAACATCAACCTTATCATGTATTATTTTTTTAGATGTAGGTTGGTTCTCCGTCCTGTCCACCGAATGTACAGATGTCAAGTTCTCCTAAATCCTCCAACGCAGGTATCCCATTATACACTCTAACTATGAAATGATCAACTGTTCTGTCACTGATTCTTAAATTAACAATACCACCTGGATATGCATTAGTACCAGAAGCAATTCCTATGACTGCATAGTTGGTATCTGCCATAGCATCAGCAAAGTTAACTTTGTAAACACCAGTAGCTTGTTGTTCGATAGAACTTACATTGTGTGATCTATCACCAGGTGTATAGTCACTGTTACCAACACCTAAGTTTGTATTCAAGTACCAAGAGGTAGCACGACCCTCAAACATTTGAGTGTAAGTACAAGTCTTAAGACCTGATGTATTTTTAAACTCACCAACCTTAGCAACTCTCTGCATTTCAGGATTGAATACCTGAACAGAGTTACCCATAGAACCATACTGTGTACCAACACCTGCTCCATAGTAGAATAATTCTGGAGTTGTCTCATCAACTGCAACTTCTGTATATGAACCAGTAAATGTAACACCCTGAGTCATTTCAGCTGGGTTAGTAGTACCTATACCAACTGAGGTAACACCAGAAGGATGATAGTACATCCTGATTGGATAGTTAGCTTGCTGTGATGCATTCTCAAATCTATAAGTCTGACCTACCTCAAATCTTAGGTAAGGTGATTCATAACCTTGAACATTAATACACTTATCAGATCCAACACCAATGTACCTATGTTCTGAGGTCTTAGTACCGATAGTAACAGGTAATGGTTTGAATGGATTCTCATGCTCAGTGTAAAGATTCTTAGATGTATCTGCAGCACCAGTTAAGGTAGAGAAACTAGCAGCAGATGCAAAGGTAGCATTGGTTGCCTGTGATGCAAGACCTGCGAGAGTTGCATAGGTTGCAATACCAGCAACGATTGCTTCAGATGCAATACCAGCAAGAGCAGCACGAGGTGCTTCAACAATGGTAGCAGTAACAATACCAGCAGAGATAGGTGATACATCAATACCAGCATCAAAGTTAATTGTACCAGCAGTACCAACTAAAGACCCACTATCGTTAACAATAACACCACTACCAGCAGCAACAATGTTAGTTAATTCTGATCCATCACCAATGAATTTTGGTGCAGTTATATTATTAACACTTGTGATCGTAGCAGTTGATTCTAATTGAGCAGCAGTGGCAGCGTTGGTTGCATTGTCCGCAGTGGTTGCATTTGTTGCAGTGGTTGCTTGAGTAGCAATACCAGCAACATCAGCATAATTTGATTTAGCAGCAAGTGCAACAGCAACTCCATCAGCAAGACTGTTTGCAGTTTGAGCAACACCTACAGTATCTGATGCCTCTATTAGTGCAACACCATCATTAACAGTTGCAGTAATGTTAGTTCCAAAGTTAATTGTAGCAGCAGTACCAACAATAGTACCACCATCCTCAACATTAACACCAGATCCAACAGCAGTAACGCCAGTCAATCCTGTTCCATCACCAGAGAATGCTTGAGCAGTAATGATACCAGTGGTGTTCACATTAAGGTTAGATCCTATACCAGAAGGTCCTGGATCCTGTGGAATTGAATGAGCAACAAAGGTTAAGTTAGGTTTAGAACCACGAACAATTAAACTCTGTCCATTAGAAAGAGCAAGGTTGTCTAATTGTAAATCCTGTAATGGTGCTAGTCTAAGACCGAAAGCAACATAATCTGACTCTTGGAACTCTGCTATTCCTCCAGATGATATACCAACAGATAACGCTGCAGTAATATCTGGGTTCTGGTTTGTAGCATGAATCGTAATCAAACTATCTTCTTCTGCAGTAAGAATTTGTAAGTTTGAGTTGATTGTAAATGGTGGTTTGTATGATAAAGTTAATGATTCTTTTCTACCATGTGTAGCAGCAGAAACATCACTGATCTTATCATAAATCTTAGTAGCAAATGTTAGGAAAGATATATTAGGATCGAATGATGATACAAATATCTTATCGCCTGGTTTGATACCAACCTTCTCAATCAGTCTAGTACCACCTCTGTCTAATTGAATACCATAAGCAATGTAGTCGCTAGTTTTGAAACCAGGTGTACTAGAGATACCAATGGAGAATGTAGATTCAAAGTCATTCTGGTTTGCAACAGCAACACTAACCTCAAGAAGATCTTCACTCTCAAATAGTAGTGTTGGTTCAACGACACCCTTAGTTAATGTAGTCTTAACAGATGCAAGACGACCCACTCTTGCTTGGAATGGATCAGGAGTTTGGAAGGATGTTACTACAGAGAATGGTGAAGTAAATGATTGTCCTTCACTACCATCAGCATTAGATACATGTCTTAATCTTACATAGAATGTAGTAGCAGCAGCTAAACCAGTATTAATAGTCTGACTTAGTGAAGTAAGATTAGAACCAATAGAAGTATAAACAACTTGAGAGGGATCAGCAAAACTTATATCTGTACTGACTTCAAATTCAACTGCTTTAAGTGTACCAGAAACTGCCTCACCATCAATAGCAATGTAAGTACTTGATGATATTACAATACCAAATCTCTGACCTACAGTAGATGCATTTACAGGTCCAGTAATAAATGGTGTCTGAACACCTGGTGCATTACCTAAGGTAGCAAACGATACTATACCAGCAGAGTAATTAGAATAATACTGAGTGAATGCGGTACCATCACCGTTAGATACATGTCTTACTCTTGCATAGTAAGTAGTAAATCCAGCTAGAGTTCCAGTAGTTGTCTGTTCTAATCCAACATTGTTTGTAGTTGATTGGAAGTCAATGTAACTGAAATCTACATCTTTAGATAGTTGGAATTCAACTGCTTTTAATGTACCTGATACTGTTGTTCCACCGATAGCAGTGTATTCACTTGATCGTAGTAATAATCCTTCAGTATTAA